TTATTACATATAAAGAATTACCAGGAACTTCAATTTTGGCTTCATACTCTGGTACTACTGGTACTTCTATTGGTTCGTCTTCTTATTCAAATCCTTCCACATATACTTCACCTAATCAAAAATCTTATATTAGAGATTCTGACTTCTTTCCAATAGTTTTAAATGAGAATAATTTACTTTCTGTTCCATATTTGATTGCTTCAAACTTAAATGAAGAAAAACAAATGATTGGTGCAAAATCAGCAACCATGCGATTGGTTCTTTCTAGTACTAAGGAAAATTTAAGTCCTATTATTGATAAAAATAGAGTTAGTTTAGTGACTACTAACAATAGAGTTACTGATTTTGATTCAACAGAATTTAAAAAACAATATTTCTTTAATTCTCCACCATCTCCCAATGACACTTTTAATATTGCAATTGATCCAATTCATGATTACAATGCAGCAAACTATATTACAAAAATAGCAACTCTTGCAAATCCATGTACAGGGTTGAGAATTGAATTTGCTTCTTATAATCCTTCTGTTTGTGATGTTGATGTTTATGTTAAGTTACTAACTGGTGATGAAAGTGATTACAATCAAATACCTTGGGAAAAACTAACAACAGCAAATTATAATAAAAAGGATGAACTTAGATTTATTGATCTTTCTTATAATTATAACACTGCAAATGCAAACGAAACATTTAGTAAATATACAATCAAATTAAGAATGAGATCTCGTAATGCTGCCGTTGCTCCGATTATTAAAGATTTAAGATGTATAGCTCTAGCTTAATCCCAGTTGAAGGTCACGATGGTCTGTATCGTGACCTAAAAACAAATTCTATAGTAAACACAGACCAAGAGGCATATTTTAAATATGTGTCCCAAAGAAATAAAAAAAGAGAACAGGAAATAAAATTAGAAACTGCCGAAGAAGATATCAATAATTTAAAATTAGAAATAGCAGAGATAAAAAATTTATTGCTAGAACTGGTAAATAAGAATAGCAATTAGTATAAATACACTTGAAGTAGGAATACTATAATGTTAGCTGCTGTAACCAATTTAGTTGTTTACCAAGGAAGTGATTTCCAAACTACATTTTTTGTAACCAACGATAATGGTTCTCAGTTCAATTTGACTGGGTATACTGGTCAATCTTTGATCAAAAAACATTATACAAGTAGCACATCTGTTACTATGAATGTGAATATAAACCCTCCACAAAATACAGGTTCCGTTACTTTATCATTACCAAATACAGTAACTTCTACCATGACACCAGGACGTTATGTTTATGATGTTGTTTTGACCAGCAATTCTAATTATAAATCTAGAGTATTAGAAGGTGTTTTAACAGTAGTAGAAGGAGTAACACTCTAAATGGCAAGGGTTAGATTTGGAGATCAAGCATCTCCACAAGTATCAAGAGTAGCACTTGGCGGTGCAGCTACATTGCAAAATTTAGGTGACGTTGATGTCTTAACAAATGGTTTGCAAGATGGATATATTCTAATTTATAATGCTGCAACAAGTAGATTCCAATCAGGAAATGTATTAAATAACGTAACAGTAAACGGGGGTAGCTTCTGATGGCATCAACCATCCTTATAAAAAGAAGTACTGGCACCACAGTACCATCTTCATTAGAATTCGGTGAACTTGCAGTAACAGTTGGAACTGGCACTCAAGTAAATCGTGGTGATAGGATTTTTATTGGTGATAATAATACCACAGTACAAGTTATTGGCGGTAAGTATTTCACTGACATGCTTGATCATGTTCATGGAACTCTTACTGCGAATTCTGGGGTTATTGTAGATAATAACTCAAAGATAAATCGCTTTAGAGTAGATGATATTAATCTTGACGGCAACGTAGTAGAAACAGATACTACTGATACTGATCTCATTTTCAGAGCAAATGGTTTTGGTAAACTTGTTATTGAAGATGAACAAGAATTGGAATTTGGTACTACAGGTGATATTGAATTAAAATTTGATGCTACTGCTAATGTCTTAAGATTAGATAGAGTTGGGTTAAATACCCCAGATTTTCGTTTAGATGATGATTTAAAAATTCAATTTGGTAGTGTTGGAAATGGTGGTATCAGATATGATGCAACTCAATTAAATATAATTCGTGTTGATGGGGCGGATTGGCAATATGATAATGGAGTTGCAGTTCAATTCTCAGACGTAACGGAATCATCTAGCAGAACTACAGGTGCTGTTAAGATTTCTGGTGGACTAGGTGTAGATAAAACTGCTTGGATTAAAGAACTTAGGGTAGATGATAATGCAATTCTTGGTACATCATCTAGCGATATCTTAACTGTAAATTCGACTACATCATTTAAAAATGGAGTTACATTTGAAGGCACAGTAACAAATTCCAATGTTACTGTTAATCAAACAGGTCAACTTAATATTGATAATTTAAGATTTGATGGCAATACAATTTCAACAACTTCTGGATCCACAATTATTTTAGATCCAGATCCAGCAAGCGGAGATGCTTCTGGGGAGTTAATCATTCGTGGTAATCTTCAAGTTGCTGGTACAACCACTACTATAAACTCAACTCAAGTTACAGTTAATGATCCAATCTTTAACATTGGTGATCAAACATCTCAAAAAGTATTATCTGCAAATGCTATCGCAGGAACCTCTGCAATTAATATTGATAATCCTTCTGGTATCAATACTGGATCCTTGGTAACAGGAGATAATGTTGGAACTGGTGGTAGAACCATCACTAGTATTGAAGTTGTTTTTCACGTTTCTGCTGGAGGGTTCGCTACTCCTCCAAGTATAGGAGCGCCAATTTATTTTTATAATGGTACAAATTATGAGCAAATTGGTACATACCAAACTCAAACTACTAATACAGTAAGAATTACAGTTTCTCCTACATTATCCTTAAGAGAAAGTTCATATTATGAAGGTGGTTCTTTAACCAAAGCAAATACTGGATCCCCACAACTTTTAATTCTTGTTAAAGAACCTACAGATAAATCTGTATTTGAAACTACAATTTTAAATTTATCTAATGGTATTTCAGGTGCAATTAATCTTGGAGAATCTATTGATATTGTTCAAGGTTCAAACGATGGAATGGACCGTGGTATTCAATATACATATCACAATGGAACTTCAATTAAACATGGATTCTTTGGATATGATAGAACTGGAGGATCTGATGGTTTAGGTGCATTTACATTTATTGAAGATGCTACAAATACAAATAATGTTTTCACTCATTCAGTGGGTGGAGTTGGATCAGTAGAGCGTGAAAAAAATGATTTAGATGTATCTAGTGGAACAACTCTTGCTGGTGCAGCAAATCAATTATATCCTTCATTAAATCCAACTGGTGGAAGTGGGTCTGGATTAGTAGTATCTGTTTCCAGAAATGGTTCTGGTGCAATTAGCACAATTACTATTACCTCTGCTGGAACTTATTATCAAGAAGGTGATCTTTTAACTATTAGTGGTAATTTAATTGGTGGTGTAGTTGGAACAGATGATCTTTTACTGAGAGTAATTTCTGTTATTTCAACTAGAGGAACAGTATTAATTGGTGATCTTGAATTAGACAATGATTTAGCGGTCCAATTTGGTGGTACTGGTAGAAGTGAATTTAATACTAATGGAATTCTTTACGGAAACGGAATTGGAGAACTCAAAGAAACTGCTGCTGCTAATATGGCAAATCCAGGAGTTGGTCCTGATGTTGCAACTTCATTCCAAATTTTAACTGTAACTGCTGCTGGTATTCCAGTATGGACAGATACAGTTGACGGAGGAACATTTACCTGAGGTAACTTATGAATGAAATAGATGTTAATGTTTTGATTTCAATCCTTCAAAAAAAGGTTTCTGACTTGACCCTTACTAATGTAGTATTAGAAGCAAAAGTTAAAGATTTGACAAATAGGTTAAATAGTATTATAGAAAAGTCACAACAAGAGAATGCTATAAATGGCAACCAGAATCAAGTTAAAGAGATCCCTAACACCGAACTCAGCACCGACGACTTCTGATCTTTACGACAAAGAAGTAGCTCTTAATATTGCTGATAGGACATTATTTGTAAATAATAATGGTACTATTCAAGAAGTTCTAAACGCAGATCCAAACGATGAAACCATTGTTCCATCAATGTTTTCATCTTTGATTACTGATGGAGTCGGAAAAACTTGGTATGTTTCAAAAAATGGAACAGACAAAGCAATACTTGGTTCTGTAAATCCTAGACACGGTTCTACTACTGGTTCAAATTCATGGGGCAAAACGCCAATGACGGCGTTTTCCTCATTAAAATATTGTCTTGATAATTATGCTACTGATGGGGATACTGTCGTTGTGGGTTCAGGAGTTTATACTGAAACTTTTCCATTAACAGTTCCAGTTGGGGTTTCAATTTCTGGTGCTGGATTCAAAACCACTTTTATTAAACCAACAGTTGGTACTAATAATAAAGATGCGTTTTTAATTCAAAGTAACTGTAATATAGAAAATATTACAGTTACTGATTTTTATTATGATTCAGTAAATGATACTGGATATGCATTTAGAACAAAATCTGGATATACTATAAGTGTTTCAGGAAGAAGACCTTATGTTCAGCGTTGTTCTGTAATTACTAAAGGTAGTGTAACCACTGGATCCGATCCAAGAGGATATGCACAGGGAGATGCAGGAAGAGGCGTATTAATTGATGGTGGAGTAGTTGCAACTAATTCAGCAGAAGCATCTATATTATTTAATGAATGTACATTTGTTGTACCTAATTCAGTTGGATTATATTTAAAAAATGGTGCTAGATGTGAATGGTTAAATTCATTTACTTATTTTGCTGCAGATAGCGTTATTGGAGAAAATCCAGGCGGAACAGGATTTGCTGGTCAGGGAAGAGCAAGATTAAAATTCAATGGTATGTCTGGCACATTTGCTGCTGGTAATACTATAACTCAATATGATACTGACGGTACAACTGTTTTAGCATCTGGTACTATTAATCAAAATGATGGTACATATATTTACCTTACTGGTCAAGGAACAGGTAATTTTGTTGAGGCGTTACAATCATCATTAACTCCAAAGCAGGTAATTGTTAATGGTGATGCTCAAATTAGTACTGCTATTAAAAAATTTGGTAATAGTTCTTTAATATTAGATGGAACTGGAGATTACTTATCAGTAGCAAGTTCTTCTGATTTTAACTTTGGAGCTGCAAGTAATCCTAGTCCACCAGCAAGCACAACGTATACGTATACTGTAACTGCAAACACTGGTAGTACAAATAATTACCAATTTTCTGGAAGTGCAAGTGGAACTGCTCCAACTCTCAACGTAGTTGCAGGAGATATATTAGTATTTAATGTAAACGTTAGCGCCAGTCATCCATTTTGGGTTAAGACAGCACAAATCACAGGCACTGGTGGTGGTGTAGGTAACGGAACAACAACAGGCACAATAACAAATAATGGATCTACAACGGGAACAATTACTTGGAATACAGCTGGAGTAACACCTGGCACTTATTATTACCAGTGTCAAAATCACACAAATATGTTTGGTGTGATTAATGTAGCAGCTGGTACAACAACTACTAGTGCAACTGGAGATTTTGCATTAGAGTGCTGGGTATATCCTACTGAGTTTACTTCATATAGAACTATCTTTGACTTTAGAACTACCACTAGTGATACTAATGGAATTATCTTAGGTCAGAGTGACACTGGTGCGATATACTTCTATTATAATAGTAATTATAGAGTTGGACCTGTTGGATCGGTTACTCTTAATGCTTGGAACCATGTTGCTTTAACCAGATCAGGATCATCAACAAGATTATTCATCAATGGAACTCAAGTTGGATCAACTTATACTGATACAAACAATTATCCTGTACGTCCAGTTAGAATTGGTGCAGATCCTAATGGTGCATATGCTTATAAGGGATATATTGATGAAGTAAGAATTTCAAAAGGAGTATCTAGATATACTGGAACTTTTACTCCTTCAACAACGGCATTTACTGCTAGTATCAATACCTCTCTTCTTCTTCAATTTGAAGGATTGAATGGAAGTACTGAAATTATTGATGGAGGTATTGCATCACAAGATATTAGAACTTCTGCTGGTGGAACTGCTAATTTTGTAACTTTGGCAGATTACACTGCATTTGGTGCAGAACTTCGTTCAATTGGATCAGCTTCAATTTATGGAGAAAGAGGTCTTACTGCAAACGGAAAGGGAGTAAGATTATATTGTATTACTCATAATTTTAGTTATATTGGTACTGGTAAAAATGAAGATAATGATATTAGTCAGGTTAATCAGGCAAATGAAGTAATTGAAACTAATAATGGTCGTGCATTGTTCACAAGCGTTGACCAAAATGGTGATTTTAGAGTAGGAACAACATTTATTATAGATCAAGAAAAAGGAACAGTATCTTTTGCTGGATCTGGATCTAGTACAACAACATTTGATAATTTAATTGTTTCAAGTGCAGGGAATGCTACTACGATTTTACCAACTTCAATTAATGTTGGTAATTTAACACTTTCTTCAAATCAAATAATATCAGGAACTGGGTTAGTACAAACTTCTCCTCTTAGTATTGGAAACATTAGAATTGGTTCTGTAAATGCAAATACAATTAGCACTTCTACTGGAAATTTAGTATTAACTGCTCAGGGAAATAGCTTAGTACAAGTAAATGATGATTTACAAATTACTGGCAATACTAATTTTACAGGTGACATAACTGTAGGTGGAAATATTGTATCAAATCAAAGTATTTCTATTGATAGTTCTAATATTAGTAATGCTACTATTGGAACACTTACAGTAAATACATCTACAACCACAGGATCTTCCAAATTTTATGATGATATCACAACATATTCTGGAGAATTTGCTGGTATTATTACTGATGGATTAGGATATCCAGCAGGAACTTATACAAATGTTGATTTAACTGGTGGTAATGGATCTGGAGCAAAAGCGACTATTGTAGTTACTGGTGGTGGTATTTCTGGTGGATCAATATCAAATGCTGGAAGTGGTTACATACCTGGAACATATACTGTTCAATTAGCAAATGTATCTGGTACTGGAACTGGTGCTGTAGCAACAATAACTACAAGTATTACGACTCAAACTGTATCTAGTGTAGTTATAACATCATTTGGACAAGGGTATCAAGTTGGTAATGTATTAACTGGTACATTTGGAAGTGGTAGTGGATTTACTTATACTGTATCTTCTGTCGATTCAGCAGTAACATCAGTAACAATAACTGATTTTGGTACAAGTAAATATGATATAAATGATATTCTTAGTGCTGCAGAGTCAAATTTTGGTACTGGACCATTTAATAATTTCTTAAAATATAAAATAACTTCTTTCTTAGAACATGTAAAAATTCAATCTTTTGAAACTAAAGCGACATTTAGTGGAAATTTAGAATCAAAAGATACAACTTGGTTAGCTAGTGAAAAGCAAAACGCATTTGTTGCTATTGGTTTTCCATCAAATTTAGATCTTGGTGATCCATTAAACATCTATGATACTGAAAAATTAGAAGTAAACGGCAATATTAGAGCACAAGGAGATATAAAAGCACTTAATAATATTGTTGCATCATTTGGATCAGTAACTGAACCATCTATAAAGTTTGATGCAGATCCACATTCTACATTGTGGAATAGAACAGGATTTTTTGCAGAGTATGGAGAAGGTCATGGCAAATTTAGTGCTGTTGGAGATCAAGGAAGAATATTAAGATTTTCTGCAGATAGAACAGATTTTTATAAAAAAACAAATTTTGTAACTGTATCTTTTGCTGATCCAACAATACAAAAAGGTTCAGCATATCAATTAGGAAAATATACAAATCAAGAAGTTTTAGGTGGAAGTGGAAGTGGATTAAGATTTGATGTTACTGTTGCATTTGATGGTATTCTTACTGAACAAGGTTTTGGATATACTGATGCAACTTATGTAGATATTCCTTTAATTTATTCTGTTCTTCCAGGTGGTTCAGTATTAACTACTTCTAATTTAAATGGTGGATCAAATTATATCAATGGAACATACACAAATGTCCCATTGACTGGTGGAACTGGAAATTTTGCTAAAGCAACAGTTACTATTGCTTCTGGTTCTGTAACAAATATATCAATAACAAATGGTGGATCTGGATACACAGTAAATGATACATTATCTGCAAATGTATCCAATTTAGGTGGATCACAAATTAATCAATTATCTATAACTTCTGGTGGATCAAATTATGCAAACGGTAATTATAATAATGTAACTTTAACTAATATTGGTTCATTAGGTCAAGGAGCAACAGCAAATATTACTGTTTCTGGGGGTCTTATAACATCTGCAACTATAAACCAACCAGGAGCAGGATATGTATCAGGCGATACTTTATCAGTAGATACCACTAGTTTTAATAGTACTGCAACATACACGTATAATGTAACAGATACTTCTCCTTCTGGTTATGTTTTTACTGGTTCTGCCACAGGAACAAATCCAACATTAACAGTAAATAAATTTGATGATTTGACTTTTGATGTAAGTGCTCCAGGAAATGGATTAGTAAATAATGCATTTTATATTGTATCTCAATTAGGTGCATATAGTGGATATGATCCGACCTATAATGTTGCAGGTGTTACGAATAATGGTGCTTCATCTGGAGTCATAACTTGGACACCTAATATTCCAGGTACATATTATTATATTTCAGCAAATAATTCTGCGTATTATGGTACAATACAAGTATTAGAAACCAACGTTGGTAGTGGTGCAACTTTAACAGTATCAACATTAACTAGTGGATCTGGATTTAATTTTAAAGTTGCTACAATTGGAACTTCCACTGGAGGAACTGGCGCAAAAGCAGACATTGAAGTTGTTGGTGGAAAAGTAACTTCAATTACAATAGTTGACGGCGGATCTGGATATCAGGTATTTGATCTACTCACGGTAGATCCCGCAAGTATGACATATGTTGATACAATAACTAATGCGGCAATACCATCAACAGTTCCAACTACTAGTTTTAAATTTAGAGTTGAAACTATTGGAGTAGTAACAGTAACTGAGATCAATAATTTAGGAATTGGATATGAAGAAGGAGATAAAATTTACCTTCCAAACTCATTTAGACCAGTTTATACAAATTGGACAGCAAATGCTCAAGTGCAATCTGGATCTTATGTAAAGCATCAATCTAATTTTTATGAAGTAACTGCCAGTGGTACTTTTGGAATAAATGCACCTATCCATACAACTGGAACAGTTACAAATGGTACTGCATCTTTAGGATTCTATGGACAAGAATATTTCTATCAATTTGGTGCTGCTACTTCTACAGATGTAATTAAACTTGATCCAATTGATGGATCTATAACTTCAAAACAATTAAAAGTAAGTACTACTTCAGGTATTAATATTAATGATTCGTTATCAATAACTAATAACCAAATTAATAAAATCACTCCTGGCAATCTTGTAATTTCTGCAAATGCTTTAGTTGAAATTAGTGGATCAAAAGCATTAGTTGTTCCATCTGGAAGCACCGCAGAAAGACCTCCTGCACCTGGAGCAGGAGCAATTAGATTTAATACAAATGAATCTAGATTTGAAGGTTTTAATGGAAATTATTTTGTTTCTCTTGGTGGCGTAAGAGATGTTGATGGAAATACTTATATTAGTGCAGAATTAAATCCAGGAGATGATGATAATATTATACGATTTGTAAATGATGGTGTTCAATCTATGCAGGTTGAACAGAATAAAATTGTTTTGCAAAAAATAACATCAATAGATGCTACTGATATAAATGGAATTCCAGAATGGACTTCTGGTGGAACAGTAACTGCACCAACAGGCAATCAACCAAGTGTATTCATTTATTATGGAATCAATGTGTACATGGTTATGCAATCAGGTACACTTGGCACAACTGCTCCAACAAATACTACTGGAAATAATTTTGCAAATGGAACAGCGGAATTAAAATATGTAAGAAACATTTATGGTCAGTTAACGTTCACAAACCCTGGTCAAAATATAGTATTCAATTCTGATAAATTGATTCTTGGAAGTAGTATACTCGAATTTACCAGTGATGGATCTGCAGCAAGAATAGCAGCAGTTTCTTCTGGTGGACTATCGTTTACATTAACCTCATCATATAGAGAATTTATAAAATTTGGTATTAATGGAGAATTTCTTGTAAATAATTTATATGGTCAAAATGTAGCATCAAGTTATATTAAATTATTTGATAAAGATTTAAGACAATTTAATTTAAAAGATTCAAGAATTGCATCTGGTGTTTCTACAATTAATACTGCATCTGGAAATTCAACTTCAATACCACTATTTCCATATACTCAATCATATTCTGGGAAGGTTATGATTGAAATTTCCGATGACTCTACTATTTCTAGAAGACAATATTCAGAAATATCATATATCGTCAAATCAAATGGATCTGATATCATTTATACTGAAAGTAATAAGATATATACTGATGTAGTTTTATGTGATGTTGAAGCTGAATTAGATGGGTCGAATAATGTAGCGATAAAAGTAACAGATCTTACAGGATCTTCAACTATAGTTTATAACGTCAAAGTAGTATCACAAACAGTACTGGCATAACTCCATGGCAAAAATCTTAAAATCGTTACAATCAGAAGGTGGATTTTCTGTAAAAGAAGCAACCATTATTGATGAAAATAGAAATATTATTGATGCTCATACTGTAAAAATTTTAGATAATTCAAATAGTAAAACTTTTAAAAAAGAATACGTAGTTCATGGATTACTTAATAATGCAACTACATCATTAGAAATGATTCCAACTCATGAAGTTGAATCAAATCGAATTATATTTTTAACTGGTTACCTTTTAGGAACATGGAAAGGTTATCCAATAGCAGTATATAATGCAAATGCAAATAGTACAACAGTAACTTGTACTTTAGCAAATCATGGATTATCAACAGGTAATTTAATTTCTGTTATTTTTAAAGCACCATATACTTCATTTAATAATAATTATAATGTAATTGTAACTAATAAAAATACATTTACATTTACTACTGCAACTCCACTCAATATAAACAATCCAGTTTTACAGCAGGAATTAGAAGTATCATCATACTCATTAAATTGGGAATATGCTATTAAAATAGAATCTTCTATTTTAAGTGATTCTTCTAATAATTTAACAATATCTTCAAATTTAAATACTATTGTTAAAGATAATATCCCTCCAGGTCAAACTTGGTCAGTTGTACCAGTAGCAAATAATACTACAAAAACACTTACATTTACACCATCAGTAGCAACAAATAGTAATTTAGAGTTGAGAGGTAGTGGGATTAGATGGAGTGGTAAGGTAGAGATATTATATACAGAACGTAATTATTAATAAGATAAATAAAATAACGAGGAGACCATAGGAGCAAATGGCTTTAGAATTTAATGCTGACAAGCAGATCATCAAGTCAAATACCCTTTCAATTAAAAATGATACTAGTGTAAGAGTTGATCTTGGACAGGGCGCTGACGAAAAAGTTGCCATTTTCGGTAAATTATCAAACAATGCAGACAAACTTGTTCGTGTTGGCATTAATACATTAGATCCAGAATACGAATTAGATGTAGAAGGTCAAATTAGAACAACCACATCTATTATTTCTGATACTGCACGTATTGCAAACCTTGATATTGATACTATTGTCAATCCAAGTTTAAATTTAAAAGCTCCTGTTCTTAATACATTTACTGATCCAAATACTGGTCAAATTCTCTTCCCTCGTTCTGCAACTCCAGCATTTAATGATGATAGCAATAAAATTGCTACCACAAACTTTGTTTATAACATTGCAACCAATGACGTTGGTGGTCGTATCTATGTTTCTGCTCAAATTGGTAACGATACATTTGACGGTCGCTCTGCAACTAAACCAGTCAGATCTATTAAAAGAGCAACTCAGTTAGCAGCATCAACTGGAGATAAAGAAACTATTATTGTTGCAGGTGGAGATTATTTAGAAGATAATCCAATTTCTCTGCCTGATCTCTGTTCAGTTGTTGGTGATAATATTCGTCTGTGTATTATTAGACCACAAAATCCAGGGAAGCATATGTTTAAAGCTTCCAATGAAAATTATGTGACGGGTATTACATTCCGCGATCAAGTTGATAACAATAATACTGCTATTAAAACTTGGGGATATGCCTATGTATTTGATGATAAACAAAGATTCTATTATCCAAAAACATTAGGTGGTCAATATGGAAGAACTTTTCAACTTGGTCATAAAATATCAGCAGAACAAGAATGGAAATTAACCTTTACTTCTAATGGTGGTGGTTCACTTTTAACTGTTGGAAAAGTTTTAAATTCTCCATTAGGTGGTACTGGAACAGTAAAAGAAGTTGTATTTAATTTAAATACAGATCAAAGTGGTTATGTAGTAGTTAATAATATTACAGGTCTTATTGAATCCACTGGAGGAGTATATACTTACCAAGCAAACACTCCAGTAGTAACATATAATCTTTCAGTAAGTAATGGTGAACAGTTAACTCCTGATGCTCAAGTAGTTAAGCATGTAACTACTCATGCTTCATATGGTGTAACTTCGGTAACCTATGATCCAATTAACTATCCAGATGGTTTAATTGTTACTCTTCCTGTTTATCATGATTATGAAGTTGGGCAATATGTTGACTTTGCCAATTTCCCAAATACAGGAGCATTTGCAGATCTTAATCGTTTCAATGGTCGTCAATATATTTCACACAGAATTGAAACAGAAGATGGTTTTAGTAAACAGTTTGTAGTATTCAAAGATACTCCAACAAACTTATCAGCATTGGGCGCTCCTAGTGGAGTTTATAATGTCACATCATTTGCAGTTACAGTCACTTCATCGGATCATTATGTAGTATTCTCTCTTGATAACTCACCACGTAAATTTGAAGAATCAATAAAAGCATCAAACAGGTACTTAGATGCTACAGATCTTATTGATAGAAATAAGAATGGTATTGCGGCAGAAGCATTAAGAAGAGCAAAGGTAGAATATCCAGCATTAGTTGTTCCTGATGAAACTCAATGCCAAACTGATGTTAAGCACATTATCAGTGCAATCAATTATGACTTAACTTGGGGTGGCAATGCTGCAACTAAAGAAGCAGCAGAATATTACTATACTGGTGGTACATTAGATCATATTGAGAATCAACTTAAAGAAACTACTTACGCATTTGAGCAAGCAAGAGACCTGTCTATTCAGGCAATGCGTAATCAATTACAGTACGTTGATTATAGTTCAACTGCTGCAATAACTCGTCCATCTGGTTATACTGGAACATATAGCAAGATTATTTGGGACAATCAAAAATTTGTAGCAGTTGGATCAAACGGTGCAATTCATACATCTTCAAACGGTTTACAGTGGGATGCACAAACTTCTGGTACTACAGAACCATTAAATGATATTGTATGGAACAAGTGGGCAGTAGGAGAAAGAGGAGTACCAGAATACATTGCAGTTGGTGCTGCTGGTAAAATACTAATTTCAAATAATGGCACATCATGGGTTACCAAAACTGTTGGAAGCACTCAATTAAAGGCAATTGCATACAATGGAACTACCTATGTTATAGTTGGTGATGGTGGATTAGTTTTAACATCACAAAATGCTACTAGTTGGATTACCAGAACAAGTGGAACTAGTTCTTCTTTAAGTGATATCATTTATAATGATGATTATGATAGATTTATTGCTATTGGCGATGAAGGCAAGATTATTGTATCTACAGATGGTATAACATGGACTTCACAAGAAAGTGGCACTTCAGATAGATTAATTTCAATTAGTTGGACTGAAGGTAGAACTGTTGTTGGTGGCTTGTCTAGTGGAACCTTATTATTAAGTGATGATGGTGGATTGACTTGGGAAACAAATTCAGCAACAACAAACGTAGAATCAGATAGATATCAAGATGCTGCTGATTTAATTTTAAAGAATAAAAAATTAATTGCCGCACAAGCAGTATTTAATTATGTAACAGAAAATTCATTTACAATCCCAACAGGAAATCAAAACTGTATTGATGATGTTGTAGATGTTTTAGAAGCAATAGCATATAACTTACGTCATGGTGGTAATAGTAAAGTATATGATGCTGCTTCTTACTATGTTGGAACTACTCATGTAGATGGAGAAGAGGCACAAACAGTTGCCATTATCAATGAAGCAAGAAATCTTGCTAAAAATGCTATGCGTAATATTGCTATTACTGCTAGTTATTTGACAAATAGTTCATATACTTCTGGATTAAGATCTAATTTCTTAGGTCAAACTCAATTCTTCAAACCAGATATTTCACTTGATGGTTCAAATCCAGCAACTGCATGTGCAAATGTTGCTACATCAATCGATACATTAACTGCAATTGTAACTACTGCAGTTACAAATGATAATTTAAATCATGCAACTAGAACCAATCCAACAGGAATTATTAATGGACCATTAAGGAATATTGTACATGATGGCAATCGTTTTTGGGCTGCAACAACAATTAGCAATGTAGGTAAAATATTAGTTTCTGAAGATCGAGGAATCACTTGGCAAATTGCACTTCAAAGTGTAGGAACTGATCCACTTACAATTGGATTTAATTATAATGTAGGGGTAGTTCTTGGAACTAGTAGTAGTGAGATTGTATTAACTGGAGTTGGTAATGAATTTGATGCGTCAATAAACATAACTGCATATCAAGACGAGACAATCTCAAATACTTATGATGCAAATAGATTCTTTGCTTGTGATGATGTAGCAAACTCAATCTATACTTTATGGAATATTGTTATTGATAGAATCAATAACAGAACACTTCCAGCAACTTCATACGCAACATCACATTACTTAGATAGCAATAATAAATTCTTTAATGTTGGTCATTCTTGGGATGATCTTCCAATCATTGAAGTATCTCCATATATTTTCAATTCTTCTGTAATCTCATTCCTTGGTGGCAGTGGAGCAGAGATTGATGGTAGTAAAGTTGCTACACCTAACGTCAGAAGACCCAATTTGCCCCCACAAGGCAAGTCAATGGTTGCTGCAGCATTCACCATCATCTCCTTCGGTGGAGTGGGTTACAGGGTCTTTAACGATGGTTACACGCAGTTGGTTTCTGTCTTCTGTATCTTCACTCAAGATGGGGCAATTGTTGAATCTGGTGGATATGCATCACTGACAAACTCAGCATCTAATTTTGGTACTTTTTCATTAAGAGCATCTGGTATAAGAGAAGAAGCATACGAATTTGATAAAGGTATTATTAAAAATATTACCTTTACAGATATTGGAACTCCTAAATTCCAAATTGAACAATTAGGAACTGCTCCACTTGAGCACTATATTATTAAGCCAGGTGGGTTTGAATTAGAGATACAGTCAGGTCAAAATCCATTATTCTTTATTAATGATACGATTAGTGCAACTCCAGTTGCTCCAGTTACTGCAATTGTACAAGCAAACTCATCAATGGTTGTACGTGGCAACTACAACAGATTTACCGATGCTGCAGTTCTCCTTGAAAAGAATGCTCGTTATATTGCAGAAGAAGCATATTTCTTAGCAGCAGTAACTTCTACAAACGCTTATGATCAAAATAGAAATAAGTGCATTCGTGATGTAGAAGAAATTGTAAAGGCATGGGCAAAGGATATTAAGAATGATGCTAATGATGCAACTTGGGATGCTGGTAAACTTTATATTAGTAGTAATGCAATTCAACATATTTCTGGATATGTAGCAGCAACTAAGGAAGTTCTTGATCAGGCAAGAACACTTGCAAAAAAAGCAATCAATAACTTATTATTGAGAAAAGGCACAATTCCAACCTCACAACAAACAACTAATGGATATCATGTAGCATCTTGGACAGATGAAATTCCATATGTAGATAACACAGTTATTCACGATGTAACTTCTTCATCTGGTCCGTATAGTACTGCAGATTGTACTAATGTGCAAAATGCTATTGAAACATTAAATACATTACTTAAAGCAATTTTAGATAATCCTTCAATATCAAGTCCAATTCCTACTGGAGGTGGAGTAACGACGACTAGGAACCCTGGTTGGTTTACTATCTCATCAACCAGCAAAGCTAAATTAATAAATCATCCAATTGACTTACTAAGACCTTCAATTTGTAACTCTTCTTCTCATACTTGGGAATTTTCTGGATCTGGTAATAATTATAATGCTCTTCCACAAAATGGGGGTAAGAGAGGTTCTGATAACACTGGAGATTTTGAACAAGTATCACAGAACAATGGTCGCGTGTATGCCTCAGGTACTGATGAACTAGGTGACTTTAAGATTGGATATTTTGCTAAGGTAGAAAACAGAACTGGTAATATTACCTTCGGTGGTACAGTTACAATTTCTGAAGTTGAATTCTTAAAGATTAAAGGGAATAATGTAGTTATTACTGGATTTTCTGCAGATAATACATTGGGTGCTATTGAGCTTGGTGGACCAGGATCAAAAGATGAATTACTTCCAACTCAAAAAGCAGTTAAGGATTACATCTCAAACCAGTTGGGCATCTATATTGGTAGAACATACTCAACTGTTCCAACACCAAATGCTCTTGTTCAGTTAGATGGATCTGGTCGTATTAATATTGATCAACTTCCAGCACTAAGACCATTTAATATTTTTACTGTTGCAGATACAGCAGCACGTCTTGCATTAGAAGGACCTCTTGCTGGAGACATTGCAATTCAACAAGATACTACAATTTCATATATTCTTAATAATGATTTGCAAAGTCAAGTACTTCAGTTTGTACCAAATCCATCTCATACATTTAGTACTGGAAATATAACTTTAGCTTCTCCTGGTGGTGGTCAAGGTCAAGTTACATCATTTACTATCGGACAAGTAAGGCAAGTTATTATTAATAATGGTGGTTCTGGATACACTTCAAATGATACTGTTACATTTAGTGCTCCTCCTGGCGGAGTCGCTGCAACAGCTACTCTTACTGTAACTTCTGGTCAAATTACTGGAGTAACTTTAATTACAAGAGGTAGTAAATATTATACTGCACCATCAACTGCTGCAGGAACAATAACAATTAGTAGTGCTACTGGTAATGGAGCAGTATTAACCAGTGTTGTTAGATCAAGATTGGGAATTAATATTCTCAATAATATTAAAACAGCAGTTGTAGATACTATTAATGATTTTTCTGCAACTCCTATTACAATATCATTGACTGATGCAATTAATACATCAGGTTCTAATGCCAACAACTGGGTTCAGTTAACATCATCAACGATTGATGCCTCATTTATTACAAGTGGTGTTATTAACCCAGCAAGGTTAGCAACAATTAGTGCAAATTATCCTTCTAACTCATTAACTTATCTTAGAGGAGATTCTAGATTTGCTCCTACAGTATCATCTCTTCGTATTTCTGATGGTTCCCCAATTGTAATTGGTTCCAACAATACAACAAGTTCATATATTAAACAGATTCAAATATTAAATGGTGGTACAGGTTACACAGTAGGAACTTATACTGATACTTTACTACTTGGTGGGAATACTGGATCTGAAGGTCTTAAAGGAACTATTTTCATCAGCGATGGAACAGTAAGATCTGTAACTGTAACTAATGGTGGTACTGGTTATACAACCGCTCCAACTATTATTTTTAAAGACAATCAAGCAATTCCACAACCAATTAATAGCATTAAGGCGATAGCAATTGTTTCTAATGGTGTTGTAACTTCTATTAGAATACTTGATGGTGGTTCTGGACTTGGTTTTACTCCAATAGTTACATTTGAAGGTGGTGGTGGAGTTGATGCTACAGCAACTTGCATAATCGCTAATGGTGTAGTTAGAACAATTGGTATCACCGATGGTGGAGTTGGATTTACTGGTGATTTTGCAATTAATCCTATTCCATCTATTATTGGCACTCCAAATGGTTCTTCTGCGGCATCATTAAGAGCAATTCTTGCAACAACACCAAAAATATTTAATGATGGTGTTATTGATATTAATAGAGTTGATGGCATAACTGTTGCAGCAGAACCATTTGGTAATCTTGGTGTAGTTAGATTTCTTAAGAGTCAATTTGATTTCAGTGCAAATGGAGGAGCAACTTTAAAAACTGGTCAAGGTTCTGGATTAGATGCAGATACTCTTGATACAAGGGATTCTTCCTTCTTTACAAACGCTGCAAATATATCTTCTGGCGTATTGCCAAAAGATAGATTATCTGGTACATACAATATTTCAATTGAGCAAAATGCTGCAACATCAACAATATTAAAATCTGTAGATACTAGGACTTCTATCTTTGCACCTTCAAACTTTGGAGAAGGTGTAATCTTTAATTGGAAGAGCAATACTCAAGGTTATGATACAAATCAATTCTTAGCAGATGGTGGTTTATATCATGGTGTTATGACTTTCAGAAGATCAGGTTCTTCTACTGATTTTTCTAGTGGAGCACTTGCTCAAATAGGTCAAACTGATAATACAAATATTTGGGTTAGAAGTAATGGACCAAACCACGTATCATCTCTTACTATTACTTCTGGTGGTGCTGGTTATAAAAATGGCACGTATACAAACGTTCTTCTTGGTGGTGGAGAAGGTTCTGGATTAACCGCAGACATTATAGTTTCTGGTGGTACTATTACAACAGTAACCCTCAAAGATGGTGGATGGGGATACAATAGAACTGGAACTGCTACTGGAACTTTCCAAGCTTTCTTACCATTTGAACAGTTTGGTACTCAAAATACAAGGCAAATAACTACGCCTGCAGTTATAACTGCAACTCTTGCATTCTTGGGAAGTGGATCTGCTCCAGGTAACACTTGGTCATCTTGGAGAAAATTATGGCATGATGGAAATGATGGTATTGGTTCTGGATTAGATGCAGATCTTCTGCAATACAAGAATAAGCGTTGGTATTTAAATGCGCTGAACATCAATGAAAATACAATATCTAATACTAAACTCCCATTACAATTAGACGAACATTCAATCAATAAGGAACTTAGAATTGTAGTTCCAAGTCCAGCGTTCCAAACAAATAATGGTGGTCATTATGATGTGTACATTGAAGGTTATAACTTAACTCAAGAATTAATAAATTCATTAGATACTCAAGCAGGAACAGCAGGTATACAGTTAAATCTGTATACCGCAAATAATGTCAACGAAGGTACAGTTAGAGTACTCGCAAGGAAAATTAATTTAGATCCTGCAAATTACTTAACTGGCGAACAGTATGTTGAAAAAAATACTGAGTGGGTTTCTGGTTTAACTAACTTGAATAGAAATGATAGAATTCTTTATGGTCATAATATTTACAGAGTTGCTAATGCAAATACTGGTAGTTATACTGGAGGTACAGTACCCCCAACTCATATTTCAGGTCAAGTAACTGCAACTGGTGGAACTGCAATATTTGAATATGAAAGAAAGGTTGAAAATCCATGGACAATTCTTACCGTTGAATTAATTTCTGGTAACTTAAATACAACAATTAAAAAGATTGGTACTGCAACTGCCCCAGCAGAATACTATCCAGTTACTGATTTTGGAATTACATCAGTAGAAACTTATGCAAGACGTAAGGCACGTCTTGGATCTGATGGAGGTGGAAATGCATTCTTAGAACTTGGTAATATTGTTGAAAGTACATCTGCATATATTGATTTTAATACCTCTGGCAATAATGTCGATTTTGACGTAAGATTAATTGCTTCTGGTGGTTCATCTACACTTGGAACTGGTACATTAAATTGTACTGCCACTGCACTTCAAGTCAATGGCAACAACGTATGGCACGCTGGAAACATTACATTCAGTTCTGGATTTACTGGTGCAATTTATGATACTAATGCGAATAGCAAAGCAGTTCAACGTGATTCTTCTGGTAATTTTGCTGCAAATAATATTACTGCAAACTTAACTGGTACTGCAAGTGGTAACCTTGCACTGTCTGGTGGTACTTTAACGGGTCCTTTACGTATCAAATCAGATCTTGGAATTAGCGAATCTACTGGAATAGGTAATAGATTAAATATTACTTCTAGTCCAGGTGGTGCTGTATTTGCTCAGAATGATAATAGTCCAATATATTTCAATACGGATAGTTCAGCAACTCAAGGTTATTTTAGAAATAATTCAATTGGTGGTGGATTATTTGTAACGACTACTCAACCAAATGGTGCTCCATTAACAATTAATAGAGGTCATGATGGATCTAGAATCCAAATGATTTATGCTGGTAATACTACCACAATTAATGAAATTGGTATGACATATCATGGAGCAAATGGTGCTGCTACCATGTGGCAGGGAAGCAACTTAAACTCAACTGGTGCAAGTCATACTGGATTAGTTCAAGGAAATACATCATATTCATCTTGGTATACAATTTGGAGTTCCTTTAGTGATTACTTTACAATTGGAAGAGGTAGTTCAAATTCCTTTACTGCTGCAACTCAAGCATTATATATCAATAATAACTTACAAATAGGTATTGGAACTAATACTAATACCACTTATAAGTTACAAGTTAATGGTTCATTTGCTGCTACTTCTAAGTCATTCCGCATTCCACACCCAACTAAAGAAAACTATGATCTTGTTTATGGTTCGTTAGAAGGACCAGAGCATGGAGTTTATGTTCGTGGCAAAGCAACTGATGTAATTGAACTTCCAGATTACTGGATTGCTCTTGTAGATGAAGATACAATTACTGTTCAACTTACTTCTATTGGTAATCACAATTCATGGGTTGAAAAAATTGAAAATAATAAGATATACATAGGTGGTGGGCAAGCGTTCTATTTCGTACAAGCCACACGTAAGGATATTGAAAAGTTAGAAGTTGAAGTTGAATTAGTATCTGAGGAACAGTAACATGAAAAAATATGTAATCATCAATGATCCAACTGTAGAATTAAATTTTACAAATTTGGATCAAAATTCAAAACAAGAGTGTATACATGATTTTTTAAATATTAGATATGTAGTATCTTACGAAGGTGATATGCCAGAATGTATTAACAATCTAGAAAATAAAAGTAAAGAGTATGAAAAAGAAGAACTAGTTGGATTTCTTTCATCTCCAAATTGGTCAATATATGATCAATTATTAGAAAATAACATTAAAGAATTTTACGACCACATAGAATTTTATAATAAGGTACTGTAATGTCTACTGCTTACGGAAAAACTAATATTGGATCCTTTTCTAATTATAATTTTGAATTGGGAAGTAAATCTGGATGGTCTGAAGGAGCAAGTGATATTTATTCTTTAGATTCTAATGATGATATTGTTGGTAGTAAATATTCATTAAGATGCTATTCTACTTGGCAATCTGCTGGTTGGAATAATGAATGGATACCAGTAGATACTACAAAAAGATATACTCTTTCATATAGAACAAGAACTTTAAATCCAAGTTCTGTTGGAAGATTGATGCAATCATATATTGGTTTTACAACATGGGATGAAAATTTAAATTTTATTGACTTAAGAAATTGTGGAGATGTTGGAAATACTACATTAACTAGGCAATTAAATGTGGGAGATCAATATGTGTATATTGCTTCTAATAGTGGATGGGGTAGTGCGGAACAAGCAACATATTTTAAAAACGTAATATTATATCCACCAAGTCATCCAAAATATAGTGCTCCATGGAAATATACAAGAATAGGATTTTATGATGAAGGTGGAAATGGAGAATTAATTTTTAGTGAAATTACTCAAATAAGTGGAAGTGAATGGAGATTGAAATTAGCGAGACCAAATTATAGTGTTTATGTGGGGGGAAATAGACAATATCAAGAAGACGCTACTACCTTTCCTAATTATGGATACTCTTTTCCAGTTGGAACTCCTGTAGCAAGGGGAGTTGCTGGAGGAACTTACAGTTATGCTTTTGGATATAATTCGTATCCAACTTCTCCATGGACAACTTTAAGCACAACATTTACTGGGGAAAATAGAAATAGTAGTACTCCATTTAGATACGGAACTAAGTATATTAGAGCAATGATTTTGTATAATTATGCTTTACCAAATGATGGAGGAACATATCCATATCCTGAAGCATTATTTGATAGAATGATTTTTTTGGAAAATCCAATAACAAAAGATTATATTTTTTAAAGTAAAGTATTATGGGTTTATTCCATTCACCATCTGTATTAACTCAAAATTTAGTTTTATATTTAGATGCTGGAAATTATAACAGTTATCCAGGAACTGGAACTACGTGGAATGATTTAAGTGGATTGAGATATAATGCAACTATGTTTGGAGCAGTTCCATTTGTTACCGATGTTGCACAATGTTTTAATTTTGCCTCAGCAACTGGTCCTGCATCGTGGGGATCTACATTAGGATTTACATTTGCTTCAAATATGATCCCACAAACTGGCAACTTTACTTTATCTTGTTGGATAAAAAATCCAAATAGTGCTAGCGGTCAAGTTGGATTATTTTCAAATGCTGGGAGTGCTGATGGATATAGATTTGGCGTCGGATTGAATGGAATATATTTTTTGATTGGTCCAACTTATACAGAAGGAGGAATACCCTTTTTGTCTCCTCTTTCTTCTAGTTTATGGTATAACGTTGTTGCTGTTTATAGAAGATCAACTGCTTCAGTTTTACTTTATCTAAATGGAGTTTTTCAAAATTCTGCTTCTATTCCAGCATCACAAACAACATTTTCAAATGCTACACCAGGAATAGTAAGAAGTCCTTGTTGTGGAATATATACTGGAAAACTCGCTATTTTTACCGCACATTCAAGAGCTCTTACTGAAACAGAAATATCAAATAACTTTACAGCACTCAAAGGAAGGTTTGGATACTAATGGGATGTTCAGCAGGACCAGATAATAAAACACAATATAAATTAAATGTTATAAACATTAGTGGATTAGTTATAGATCAATTAAAGTTATATTTTGATACTGGAAGATCTATCTCGTATAATTCTACTAACAATGAAGTATTTTGGAATGATTTAAGTGGAAGTTCTGAAAATAAAAAATTCTCATTGAAAGCAAATGGTTTTGGATCTTATGGAGAAGTAGCTTCAGCAGCACCAACTTTTTCTGAAGATTCTGGAGGTTCTTTTGTATTTGATGGTTCTAATGATTTTGGAATTTTGCATGGAATTGCTGCAACTGCACCACACGTAACAACAGGTGCATATCAATATCCATCTAATTATGATCCATTTTATCCTGGATCAAATATAACAGTATCAATTTGGATTAAAACACAAAGTGGTGGAGATTTAGGTGTTTGGTCTCATTGTAATGGAGGTCCAGTTAATTTATCATATGGTATTGGAGCAGGAAAAGCAAGATATTGGTACTATACTGCCCCATGGCAAATCTTAGATAGTAACGGATCTATAAATGATAATCAATGGCATAATATTGTGTGGGCAAAATCTGGAACTAATATGAAAATTTATATTGATAACGTGCTAGATAAAAATGTGACTTTAGTTGGTGATGTCAATGGTCCGTTATATAGTTTAGGATCAAGATGGGGTCCTTGCAATTCATCTGGATATGGTGCAGGAACTAACGGATCGGGTGGCAGTGTTTATAATGGATCGATAGCAGTAATTATGGCTTATCATAAACAATTATCTGCTGGTGAAATTAATCAAAATTATAATAATTTAAAAGTAAGGTTTGGTAAATAGCATTTTAAAACATAAATATTCAGTAAAGGGCATATAGTAAAATGGCGAATTCCGATAAGGACATTCTTATAACACCAGCCAAAGATACGGCAAATTTACCAGAAATTAATTTTAAAGGATTTAATAATAATCCAATAAGATTAAGAGTTCTTGATGATAATACCTTATCTTTTGAAGGATCTGCTGGACAATTATTTTCAATTAATAATAATTTATCATCTGGATCTATTTTTTCAGTTAATGATATTTCTGGTGTTCCTGGAATAGATTTTACTGCTCAAGGATTAACATATCTAAATCCCTATTTTGGAACAACGGTTTTAGGTCCTGGATCAAAAACTTTAACAAATATTGATTCTGCTGATGCACCAGTTATTATTGGAAGAACTCAAAATATAACCAGATACGATATTGAGGTTAGATCAAATCATGGAATCAGTGATGGAAATTATGGAGGTATAACTTTTAAGCAGCAAGCAGATGGATTAGTTTCTCTTGGTTCAATAAGATTAGAATATACTAATTCTGGATCTCCTCATTTTGGATTTTACACCAGAAGTGGAAATGCAGAATCTCGTAAAATGGTAATATGTGGGGGTAATGGAAGTGGTGGTCGTGATGGTACTGTGGGTATTGGCGTAGATCCTGGAGTTAATTACTACCAATGCGCCGCAACTTTAAATTTAAATAGTTCTATTTCACAAGGAAGTTATAATGCTCTCATGATTACTAACACAACTTCTGCTAGTACTGCTTCTAGAGGTGCAGCAATTACAGCAATGGCAGAGAATCCATCTACACTTCCTTGGGTTGGTTTTGGATTATGGGGATCTGGTGGAGTAAATAATGTTTATATTGGTGGTGGTGGATGGAATTTAACTGAAGGCACTGTAATTAGATTTTACACTGGAGCAACTGGCAATTCAAATAACTCTAGAGCAACAGAAAGATGGGTAATGGATTCTTCAGGACATATGATTCCTCAAGCAAATGCTGCATATGATATTGGATCTGCATCATTTAGGGTGAGAAATATATTTACTGCAGACCTTCACATGTCAAATGAGGGATCAAAAAATAATGTAGATGGTACTTGGGGTGATTGGACACTTCAAGAAGGAGAAGATACTATCTACATGATAAATAATAGGAATGGAAAAAAATACAAAATGTTATTACAGGAAGTTAAATAAACATGGCTCTTAGATCTTATACAGGAAAACAACAACTTGGATTTGCTGTCGAAGATTGTTTTTTACAATTATCTGCTCCAGCATCTGGATATACTACTTTAGAACCAAGATTTTCTACTGATCCAGGTAGATCTTGGAGATTTACCACTTCTGGTGATTATAGTCCAGGAACTGCAGGTGGTAGTGGAACTTCTTATGCAGATTTTACATTAACTCGTGCTGGACAGCAAGCTTGGTTCTCAAGAGTAGCTTCTGGAGAAACTGACAATATGCCTAATGGAAATCAAGGTGATCTATATGAAACTAGTTTTCAAAATAATGCAAATATGATTTCGTTTTACGCAAATATTCATGTTGGCGATGCCCCGCACCCATATTCAAACCCACCGACAACAAGAATTGCAATCTTGCAAAATTATTTTGGTGCCTATCACCAGTTTCAAACTACTGGTTCACCAACTCCAAACTATTCTGAACCTAGGGTTTGGAATAATGAGCAAAGATTTCAAAATTATGCTATAAGGGGTCAATCATGGGGAATCACAAACTATGATGATTATCTAGAATTATCAAAAGGTGCAGATTTTGGTATGGGAATTGGTGTAGCATATATTAGAATTATAAATTTAGGACCAGTTAGAATTCATGTAAATGAATTAGCAATTTATCATCATGGTGTCGTAGATAGAAGAGTTTGAGGTAATGAAATGAAAGTAATTAATTTAGATACCCAAGTAGTAGAATTTAACGGTACAGTATCTCAATTTGATATGATGGGAGGTAAAGATACTTTTGAATTAGTATCTTCTTTCTCTGTCAAACATGCAGCAATACAATCAGGCAATATTGAAAATGTAGAAGAACCTGAGGAAAATTATAGAAAAAATTTTTCATATGAATATACTCAAGATGAAATAAATCAATTTGCATTTGATCAAATTACAAAATTTTATCCATTATGGAAACAAAATAATATTTTAAATTCTGGTGATCAAGATAAAATAAATGATATGTATGAATTTATTGATAGAGTAAGAGAATGGTCAAATCAACCGAACCCAATTAGAGAAGAAGTATCAAATATAATCCCATAAATAGTAGCGTCGTAATTTTTTAATTATCTACTATGACTACTGAACAAATGATTGCTGATTTTCAAGAGCAACTGAAGAAGATCGTTGAAGAAATTCGTGATCTTGATTCTCAAATTAATTCAAAAAAAGAGCAATATTTTAGATTGCAAGGAGCAGTTGAAGCACTCAATATGACTCAAACAACAGAGGCAACGCCAGAAACAGAAGGCGTAGCAACTGCAGAATAAAAATGAGTCCTCTGCTAAATAAAGCAGAGGACTTTTTTATGCGTATAAATGGCGCAACCATCAACAAGAGCACAACTAAAAGAATATTGTTTACGTAGGTTAGGTAAACCAGTTCTGGAAATTAACGTAGATGATGATCAGATTGAAGATCTGATTGATGATGCTATTCAATATTTTCATGAGCGCCATTTTGATGGCATTGAAAGAATGTTTTTAAAGCATCAATTCACTGCTGCTGATGTAACTAGATTTACTAGTAGTAACACTACAACTACGGTAGGAACAACTACATGGGAAGAAAGAAATAATTATATTGTTGTTCCTGATCATGTAATTGGCATTAATAATATTTTTGGTGTTAAAGGAAGTAACATTAGGAGTAATCTTTTTGGTCTTGAGTATCAACTATTTTTAAATGATTTATATCAATTTGGATCAGTTGATATTCTAAGTTATTATATGACTAAATCTTATCTTGAAACATTAGATATGGTTTTAAATAATGGATCTTTTATTCCTTACAGATATAATAGAAGAAGAGATCGCCTTTATATTGATACAGATTCTAAGCAAATTGATGAAGGAGAATATGTAATTATAGATTGCTATAGAGTTTTAGATCCAACAACAAACTCTCAGATTTATAATGATCCATTTTTAAAGCGTTATTTGACATCATTAATTAAAAGGCAATGGGGTCAGAATTTAATTAAGTTCCAAGGAGCACAACTTCCTGGTGGCATTACTATGAATGGAAGACAATTATATGATGATGCTATTGCTGAGGTAGAAAAAATAGAAATTGAAATGCGTTCTTCTTATGAACTTCCAGCATTAGATATGATAGGGTAATTATGCCTAGATCTACTTACTTTACTCACGGTACTAGAAACGAACAGTTTCTTAATCAATCTTTGGTTGATGAATACATTAAAATGTTTGGTTTAGATATACATTATATTCCAAGACAAATTATAAACAAAGATGATATCTTAAATGAAGTTATCGCATCTCAATTTTCAGATGCATATTTGATAGAAGCATACATGGAAAATTTTGATGGATTTCAAGGACAGGGTGACCTTCTGACAAAATTTGGTATTAGATCAACGGATGAAATTACTCTGGTAATTTCAAGACAGAGATTTGAAGATTTTGTTACTATGTCAATGGCAAATATTGAAGGAGTGCTTGTTGGAGATAGACCACAAGAAGGAGATATTATTCATTTTCCTTTGACAGATAATTTTTTTGAAATTAAATTTGTTGAGCATGAAGATCCATTTTACCAATTTGGTAAATTATATACGTATAAATTAAAATGTGAACTTTATGAATATAGAGATGAAGTTCCAAATGAAGGAATATTTGATACTCAAGTTGATGAAGGTTTTATCATTAAGTATTACTATAATCAATTAAATGGTTCCCCAGAAATTGGGGAAGAAGTTGTTGGATCTACATCAGGATCTAAAGCAAGAATAAATAAAATCAACTTTAATAACAATCCACCTTATGTGGAATTAAGATCCTTTGACGGTGAATTTGTTAAGAATGAAACTCTTACAGGATTACAAAGTGGATTTACTATAAATATTACTGGTTTTGATGAACTAGATATTAAGGATACCTACGCTGACAACATCAAAGTTGAAAATACAGGTGATAATATTTTAGATTTCACTGAAACAAATCCATTTGGAGAATACGGAAATAGGAATGTATAATCATGTTAGGTAATTACAGTTATAACCAAATTATAAGAAAGTGTGTCGTTGGTTTCGGCACACTTTTTAATAATATAGAAATTAGAAAAGTTAATGAAGATGGATCTACTTATCAGAGAATGAAGGTTCCTCTGGCATATGGTCCTAGAGAGAAGTTCCTTGCACGTTTGACGGAACAACCAGAATTGGGTAGATCAAATGCCATAACCCTGCCAAGGTTATCATTTGAAATGGTGGGAATGTCTTATGATCCTTCTAGAAAGCAAAGTCCTGTTCAATACTGTCTTTCAAATGCAGATAACGAAGGTGTAAAAAAAACTTATGTACCAGTTCCATATAATTTGGAATTTGAATTAAACATCTTAAGTAGGACTCAAGACGATGCTCTTCAAATCATAGAGCAAATTGTACCATTTTTTCAACCATCATTCAACATAAGTATTAAACTTGTTGAAGATGCATTAATTGTAAAAGATGTTCCAATTGTTTTAACAACTATTGATTTTAGTGATAAGTATGAAGGAGATTTTGAAGATAGAAGAATTATTACATATACACTAAGATTCTCTATTAAAACTTATATCTATGGTCCTAGCACTGATGTTGGCGAAATCAAAAAAGCAATAGTAAAAGAGTATGCAAATACTGATCGCACTATTCCAAGCAGGCATCGTCAATATGAAGTAACTCCAAAAGCACTTACTGATATTAATAATGATGGGGTAATCAATGCCATTGATGATTCCTTGTTAACTGCAGATGATGATTTTGGGTTTAATGAAACGGTTGCGTACTACTCATAAACATGAAAGAACAATTTGATGGTATTGAGCAAGCTCTAGATGTTGCTACTGAATTAATTTCAGTAACACCCGAAAAGAAAAAACAAAAAAATATTGATATTGATATTGAAAAAGATATTAAAAAAGATTATGAATATTCTAGAGCGCAATTATATAATATTATAGATAAAGGTCAAGAGGCTTTGGATGGCATCTTAGAAGTTGCTGGTGCCTCTGATCACCCCAGAGCATATGAGGTTGCTGGTCAATTAATTAAAAGCGTCTCAGACGCTACAGATAAATTAATTGACCTTCAAAAGAAAATGCAAGATCTTGAAGAGGGACCAAAATCAAAACAAAATGTAACTAATAACAATGCATTATTTGTTGGTTCAACAGCAGAACTCTCAAAATTAATTAAGCAAGGTTTGATAGATAATAAATAATCAATAAAAAGAAGTACTATGGCACTTAAAGTATTAGCTACAGAAACCACTTTAACATCAGCAACTAACGTTAGTTTAGCAACTGTTGTTAGAGTTATCAATACTAGCACTGCAGCATTAGTAACTCGTAAAGATATTGATGGTGTTACAGTTGGTAGTTTTACAATGGCAGCAAATGAAATTGCTTTTGTTGAGAAGGATCCAACGGATACACTTGAAGGTGGTGCAGGATTTAAAGCAGTTAAAGTTGCGTATTCAAACTAATAACTTAATCTAAAACCTAACATGAAAACATTTAAAGAGTTTTCTGAGCAATTAGAAGAATCAGCATGGACTCGTAAGGAGGGTCAAAATAAAAAAGGTGGACTCAATGAGAAGGGAAGAAAATCTTACGAACGTGAGAATCCTGGAAGCGACCTTAAGGCACCTT